ATCCAATATTTACTAAAAAACAAGCTATGAATATTTCAGAAGAAATAAAGGCAAAGATGCCCGCTATCAAGAAGCTATTGTTCGGCTCAGTTCAGAAATTCGTTGACGCGAAACTGGTTGACGGAACAATCGTAAGGATTGAACCCGAAGTAGCCGTTGGTGCAACCGTTCAGGTCATTGGCGCAGATGGCGAATTGCTTCCTGCACCCGATGCACAACATCAACTTGAGGACGGAAGCGTTGTAAGCACAGAAGGCGGTTTGATCCTTGAGGTTATTGCAGCCCCTGTAAAGGAGATTGAAGTTGAAGAGGTAATGGATGCCGCACCCGCTGCACCTGCACCTCCACAGTTGAACATGGAGGACATTCAAAAGGCCGTCATGGGCAAGGTTGCAAGTCAGATCAGCGAGCGAATCAATAACATGAAGTTTGCAAGCGAGGCCGATGTTACCGACCTGAAAAAAGCGGTCAACGAATTGGCCGACCTGTTCGAGAAGTTTGTGGCAACACCGACAGAACAGCCGACCAAGAAAGTAGAGAACTACTTCAAAACAGACGAACAACCAAACGACAACCTAAACAAGTGGTTGCAACTAAGATCCACAAAAAAACAATCTAAAAACTAACTACAATGGCAAGCGCATTTAACGTAGCTGGACTGGTAAACTACATCGAGGAGAATGCGTTCCCTTTGATGGCAGCGACCGTCAACACAGCAAAAATGATGAATCTTGTTGAGGTTATTCCAAACGTGAAAACCCCAACGAAACTTCCACTACTTTCTCAATCAGTTTACTTCCAAGCAGATGGATGTAGCTTTGATGCGAGTGGAGCAACCGTGTTCACACAAAGAACGCTCACTCCGGGTAAGTTCAAGGTGAACGTAGAATGGTGTCCAAAGGATTTGGAGACTAAGTTCTTCGCAACCAAAATGAAGGCAGGGGCGCATTCTGAAACAGTTCAACCTGAGGAGGTGTTCGCAAAGATGACCGAGAACTTGCTTGCTCAAGTTGGTTCTGAAATCGACAAATACATTTGGCAAGGTAGCGTTTCTGCACCAACGGCCAACAACGGTGCGTTTTGGGATGGTTTCATTACCACAATCGGAAGCGGTTACATCAATGCAAACCTTGGAGGTACTCCATTGACCACAGCTTTCACCGCTGCAAACGCTCAAGAGATGGCGTTTAGATTGTACAACTCACTTGCTACGGCAGGGTTGACATCGAAAAGCGACCTGATCGGATTCGTAGGATATGACACTTACGCTGTGCTTGTTCAAGCATTGGTTGTGGGAGGTTCAACATACGGAACAGTTCTGAACGCAGGTGTAAAAGGAACTGTTGACACGGAAGCTGCCGAAGGTCTTATCTTCAACGGTATTAACCTGAAATTCATTCCAGTTCAAGGGTTGACAGGTACAAAGAAAGTGTACGCAGGATCTGCATCACAGTTCTTCATCGGGGTTGACGCTGAATCAGACTTCTCTTCATTGGAAGTATGGTACTCGAAAGATGACCGAAAGGTGAAGGCCGCATTGGAAATGAAGGTCGGCACACAGGTTGCCTTCCCTGCTGAAATCGCTGCAATCGTTCTTTAACTAATCAAGGGGTGGGCTTCGGTTCACCCCTTTTAAAACACTCAAAAACATGGCTTGCGCATTAACACAAGGATTTACATTAGGGTGTAAAGAGGACATTGGAGGCATCAAGTCTGTCAGGTTTGCGGCTCTTGCTGATTACGTTGCGATGAACGCAACGGTGACCACGGGCGCGATCGTTTCATTCTCGGCAGCTACTCAGTCATTCCGAAAGTATGAGTTGACTAAGGAAGAGAGTATGTTCAGCGATGACCCGACAGCGGGCAACCGAAACGGATCATTGCACTATGTACCTTCGCTCACTTTCGTACTTCGTAAACTGGAAGTCACTAAGCGAAACGAAATGCAACTGTTGGCTAAGAATCGCGTAGTTGCGATCATTGAAACGAACGAAGCAACACCGCAGTATTGGGTGGCAGGTTACGCCAACGGGCTAGACTTCGCTTCAGGAACGGGTGCAACTGGCACGGCATTCGCAGATCTTAACGGGTACACAATGACCTTCAATGGACTTGAGCCGAATCCGATGATCTCTATACCATCTGCACTACTTGCCTCAATCACGGCATAACGCATATTAACGATTGAAGAAAGCCCTGCATTATGTGGGGCTTTTTTTTTGAAACAAAACGGCACAATCTTATATTTAAGTAAAAGCAACCAATGGCAACCACACTCGTAAACGCTACTTTGACCACGGTAATAACCGAAACGGTCAGTATCAACGGAAAGAATCAAGGAAGTACAAACACGCTCACCGTTGCCAACATCAGCGAAGTGGACAATAGGATAGTGACCATACCTACAAGCGAAGTGACCGTAGTTAACTACGGCACAGCGGTTGCGGCAGGTACGTTTGTTCGGTCGGCTATTGCATATCTTCGCATTACGAATAAGGATGACACTAATTTCGTTAAGATCAAGATAGTACCAACCGCTGACACACCTGTTTACATTCAGTTGCAAGCGGGTAAATCGTTTGAGTTGCACAACGGTAATATTGAAGTAGCTACTCCGTGGGCTGCATGGGATACAATCGCCTCAATTACGGCAATAGCAGATACAGCGTCTGTTGATATTGAGTATTTCATTGCCTTGACCTAATGATTCGGATAACGAAAGGACAGGCCAATCTTGTTGTCGTGACCACTACTGAAAAAGGTACGGCAGCACATTACCTATTTGCCTTTCAGAACCTGACATCTACGGAAACGAAGTATTGCATTGCCGATGATTCAAGCGCGTTTCAAGACCGATACAATGCGTTCACCATTACCGAAACGACCACACCTACGGCAACCAACGCACAGGTGAAATTGACATTGGAGGGCGAATGGCACTACACCATCTACGGACAGGCAAGCGCGAGCAACCTTAACCCGACTGGATTGACCGCACTTGAAACGGGGATGTGTATAGTCACGGGGACAACAACCGCAACACCAACATATACTGGCAACGATAACCAATTAATAAGCGTGTACAATGGGTAAGACGGCAGTATCGGTATTGGAGTTCCAAGCGCACAAAGTACCTGAATTTAAGGAACAGGCGAGCAAAGATTGGATTTTGTACGGAACGGAAGCACCGTGGATCAACCGCTACCCTGACTACCTTCTCCACATCTACGACCGTTCGGCCAAGCACTACGCTATTGTCAACGGAAAGGTGGACTACGTTATCGGTCAGGGCGTAAGCGTGAACGACAGGGGGCTGAACACCGAACAGGTGGCAAAGTTGTCGAAGTTCATTAATGAACCGAACCCGATGCAAAGCCTCAATGATTTGATTGCGATGTGTTCGCTTGATCTTGAGATATTCGGAGGGTTTGCTTTGGAAATCCTTTACGACAAGAAGGGCAAGATGGCCGAAATATACCATGCTGAGTTCGCCAAATATCGGGTGAACAAGGACGGTAAAACTTTCTACCATTGCGATGACTGGAAGAAAGCAAAGGCCGACACCATCACAACCATTCCCGCGTTCGATTGGAACAAACCAAGCGGCAAGCAACTACTTTACATCAAGGCGTACCACCCGAAAGCAGACCACTATCCTTTGCCTCCTTATTTGGGCGCAATCCCGTACATTGAACTGGATAGCGAGATTGCAAACTTTCACCTGAACAGCGTTAAGAACGGGTTCATGGCGGGAACTGTTTTCAGCTTCAACAACGGCCAACCAACTGAGGAGGAGCAAGAAAAGATCGAAGAGAAGATCGAGGAGAAGTTCAGCGGAACGGATAACGCCAACAAGATACTTCTGTTATTCAACGACAGCAAAGAGCAGGGCGTACAGATTGACCCGATGTCATCGAACGGCTTTGAGGATCGGTTTGATATTCTGAACAAGACCGTACAGCAAGAGATTTTTAGCGGTCACAGGGTTGTTGACCCTGCTCTATTCGGCATCAAAGAAGAGGGCGTATTCAGCGGCAGAACTCAAATACGCGATAGCTACGAACTATTCAAAAACACCTACGTCCGTGCGCGTCAAGCGTTCATCATTGACATCTTCAATGAGTTGGCCGCATTGAACGGATTTGAAAAGCGTTTATCAATCATTGACAGCGAGCCGATAAGCGAAGGTTACAGCGAAATGACAAAGGTTAGCGTGATGACCCGTGACGAGATTCGTGAGGCGGTCGGATTACCACCAATGCAGCCCGCACAAATTGCAACCGAATTGAAACTTGCTTCCGAAGATTTTGAAAGCGAAAACCGAATTGCGGACGCTTTCGCAACGGTCGGATTAAGCCTTTCTGAATGGGAGGTGGTTAAACCATTGAGACATTGCCACTTCAATTCTGAAAAGGAATGGATGGCTTTCGAGGACGGTGTTAAAAGATACGGATTTGATGCCGACCCGTTCTTGATGGGTGTATTGAACGCGATAAAAGAGAATCCAGTTGTAACCTATTCGGCAATCGCTGAATTGCTTGGAACGTCCGTTGACGTTGTGGCGCAGGGTGTGATCGAATTGGCGCGGCAAGGTTTGTTATCAGTAGGAAGTCAAACGGTCGCAGGTAGTTCGCAAATAGCCTATGAAGTAAGTAAGAACGGATTGAGCGAACTGGCAAAAGCAAAGCCGATGGGCGTGTCGTTCAAAATCGCTTATCGCTACGTTAAAAGCCAAGAGGCAACGGGCGCGGATGTTCTACCTACAACCCGGCAATTCTGCCGTAAAATGATGGCAAGTAGTGAAACGAAACTATGGACATCGGAGGACATACAAGCTATTTCTATGCGCGAAGATAGAAACGTGTGGATGCGTAGAGGCGGATTTTGGACGCGCAAAGGAACAGACGTTACTACATCATATTGTCGCCATGCTTGGGAATCAGTAATTGTAAAATCTAAAGTATAATGGCAACGGCTCTATTCATATCGGAGGACTTTCTAAAGGACAACACTCAGGTGTCCAAGAACGTTGACATCAAGTATATCAAGGAGGCTATTCTTTGGGCGCAGGATTCGGAGATTCAGACCGTTGTCGGTACAACCTACTACAACACGCTGATTGCTTATGTCATTGCAGGAACATTGGCGGGTGTCGACAAGTCATTGATGGACAATTACATTCAACCGTGTCTAAAGCATTACGTGACGGGCGAGTGTATCCGTATGGCTCACTACAAGATAACCAACAAAGGGCTTCAAATTCAGAACAGCGAACAGAGCAGCCCCGCGTTCAAATCGGACGTTGATTACATCTGTGAAAGTGAGTTGAACAAGGCGCAATGGTACAAGCAAAGACTTGTAAATTACCTATGTGAGAACTCCACATTGTTCCCTGACTACGCGAATCCCGATAGCGGGCTTGATGTGATACAACCGAGCAATAACGCTTTCAAATCGCCTATCTTTTTAGGCCGAACCAAATTCGTTGGAACATTGCAGCAAAAGTATCGAGATGAATAAGCGTGGCCGATCATTCAAGAACATACAACTATTAAAAACGTACCTACGTGCTACTGACACTCAATCAAGTAATAAGCCAAATAACGACACTTGCAGCGGCTCACAGTCAGATCGCGGCAAGCGGAGTAGGTGACTTTGCGGAGTGGCAGGCCGAAGAAAGGAACTATCCTTTGCTTTGGGTGTTCCACGAGACTACAAACGTAGGCAACCGCGAACTCGTTTATTCTATTCGTCTCATCTGCGCTGACCGGGTAATAACGGGAGAAGAGGGCGAAGATACGGACGGCATGGAACAGGAGGTGTTAAGCGATACGTTGCTTATCCTATTGGACTTCTTGGCCTACTTTCAGCAACAACATTCTCAGACTTACACGGTTATTCCATCGGCCACAATTGACCCGTTTACCGAGCGATTCAATGACAGGGTAGCGGGCAATAGCATGGTCATTCAGATTCGCCAACCTTTCACATGGGATGCGTGTCAGATTCCGCAATCGGGCGCAACCATTCCGCCAACGGTTGACGGGCTTACGCTTTACGACTTCTGCGATCCGTCTGTGATTGCGAGGTTAACAGCCGAACAGGTGGCGTGTCTTGAGGCTGAGTACGCCCTACCTTGCGCAGACGTAACCCAACGGGTCAACGGCACGACCATAGGCACTACTGCAAGCGGTGGTATAAACAACCAACTTATCCGCAACACGGCAGGAACGGCAGTAGGCACTTCGGCCAATCCATCCATCGTAGCCAACTCAACCTACACGCTAAAGAAATCAGGAGGCACGACTATTAGCACGGGTTCGATAGCAGCCGAGGCAAGCGCGAACATCACAGCACCTGATGCGACCGCTGTAGTTAAGGACACGGCAAACAACACCATCTCAACTACACCGATACAATCGGACTCAAGCGCGAATATAACCGCACCTGATGGCACGTATTCGCTTAGAGACACAGCTTCAAACGTTCTCGGAACGGGTTCAATCCGTTCGGGTCAATTGGCGGTTGTCATCACCGCACCTGATGCAACGGTCACGATCAACGGGGCTTCACTTGGAGCAACGGGAACGATACGAAGCGGAGGTTCTGAGGATTTGGACGTATTGCAGGGCGGAGTAGCAGCAGGAAGTTGGAACGGTTCGGCTTGGATCATTCCTACGTGTCCTGCCGCCCCTTCGTTATCAGTAGCACTAAGCGACACAACTCCGAACTTCGGTGACGTTGTATTGATCACGGCAACACCGACAGGCATAACACCAACGAGTTACACGTTCATTATACCATTGAAAGATGGCACATTGACGCGTACAACGCAAGCGGGAAATACCTTGAACTGGACGGCAGTTTACACGGGTGCGCAAAAGATAAGCGTGGAGGCCACGAACGGGTCGGCATGGGTAAGCGATGATGTGGATGTTACGGTCAGCTATGTCATTGCAAACGGGCTTATATTGAACGGCACGAACTGGCTATCAACGGCTAACGGCACATTCAACAGACTATTGAACGCGAATATATGGCAGATGTCAATGTGGTTCAATGCAACGTCACTTGCGAACCTGCCGATCATATTCGCGGGTACGGCATCAAATATGTTCGTTGAAGTGGATGCTACTCACGTTTATGTCAATGTCGGGGGTGTTCTCAGGACGTACAATCAGGTTGTTTCAACGGCAACTCGTTACAATTTGGTCATTCAAAAGACGGCACTCGGAAACAACCTTACCGTGTATCTTAACGGGGTTGCGTTGGCACTTACAAGCGGAAGTTCTGGCGACCTATTGCCACTTAACCAAGGCGCGTACATTGGCCGATATTGGTCGGGTGGATTTGAGTTGAGTGGAAAAATTAAAGACGTATCATTTTTCAACTCCTTTAATTCAAGTCTCGCACAGGTCACGGCTTACTACAATGCAGGGAGCGGTTCACACCCCGTTACATTGGGTCAATTTCCTGATGTGTGGTATTGGCTTGAATCGAACCCGAACGACTACGGACGTTTAGGCATCAACGCCACAGCCGCTAATTCACCTACTTACGGAGCATTCTAATGTATCAGATACACCACGCCAATCCAAATATTGAGGGGGTCATTCCTGTTGAGTTCACACTTAAGGACGGCACAACCGCCTACGTTGTGTCTGACCATGACCTGATACCTGACATTCAATTTGACACCGTTGAGGGTTATCACGAATGGCTGAACGAGAACATTGAACGACCTGAACTGACATGAACCAATGATTGACATAATGGACACTATATCACATGGGGTGTCTGCGCTGCTAGGTGGTGCGGGCGGGTTACTCGGAGGCGTTGCAGCCGAAAGACGGGCGGCTAAATCAGAGGCCGTTCAGGAACTCAGGATGCTAAAGACCGAGTACAAGGAGTTTGCCGATTACACGCGTGAAGAATTGGACAGAAGCCGCGAAGACCGCAAGGATTGTTTGAAGGAGAATGATGCGATGAAGAGCGAAATTGAAGGGCTGAAAGTGTCGGTGAATCAGCTATCAATGGCGATGCACAATGTAATCGAAACACCAAAGGCCAAGCGCAAACCATTGAACCCTAACAAATGAACCAACTCGAAAAGATACACGATGACGGCAAAGGCAATCTGTCATGGATGCGCGTGGCCTGTTCGTTGGCTTTGCTAACGGGCGTTCTTGCCATCTTCATTCAGTTGCTTACCGCGTGTGCTGTGGTGTTCTTTACGGCTAAAGGAATGGAAGAACTGACGCACATCGAATGGATGCAACCGATAGCGTTGATAGGTCTATCATTTACAGGCAAGGCGGCACAAAAGCAAATCGAGAAAGATGGCAAAGGTTAAGCAAGCAAGCGCGGTCGCATTCAGGCCAAAGACGCGCATCAAGTTAGGTCGGCACGTTAAGTCGGCCAATAAGCATAGGTCAAAGAAAGCGTATCGGGGTCAAGGTAGGTAATGAGAAAGGCGGAAGTATCGGGAAATGTGGTACTTGCCGCGCTAAAAGAGTGGCCGAACTTAGCGACATTGACGCTTGCTAAAAAGTTATACGCGGAGAATCCTTCGCTATTCAAATCCATTGAATCAACACGGTCAACCATTCGATATTATCGCGGTACGGTCGGAACATACAACAGAAAAACTAGAAACATGGAAAAGCCTGAGAACGCATTACACGCTAACGCGATGGGAATACCTAACCCGTTCTATTTACCCGAATCGGATGAGGTCGAATGGGATCCTTACATTATACCTCCATCGGTTACACGGTTGCTTATCCTGTCCGACATTCACATCCCATACCATAACGTCAACGCTTTGACTTTGGCTATCCAATACGGCAAGGACAAGAACGCCAACGGTATCATGCTGAATGGTGACATACTTGACTTTTACGGCCTGTCAACGTTTGAAAAAGACCCGCGCAAAAGACGCTTCTCGGAGGAGTTGGAAATGGGTCGGCAGTTCCTTTCTGTGATTAGAAAAGAGTTCGATGGCGTTCCGATTTACTACAAATTAGGAAATCATGAGGAAAGGTATGAGCGTTATTTGCGTATCAAAGCACCCGAACTATTGGACGTTTCGGAGTTTAGAATGGATGTGCTTTTGAAGTTCGGGGAATTGGGCATTGAGTTGATTGACGACAAGCGGATAACCAAGTTTGGCAATCTCAATATAATGCACGGCCACGAGTTCGGCAAGTCTGTTTTCTCGCCAGTTAACCCTGCAAGGGGTTTATACATGAGGGGAAAGGAAAACTGCATTGCAGGCCACAACCACCAAACAAGTAGCCACGTTGAGCCATCAATGAACGGCCATGTGGTCAACACATGGTCAACGGGTTGTCTTTGCGAGTTGCACCCGTCCTATATGCCTATCAACAAGTGGAATTTGGGTTTTGCCTACGCTGAACGAGAAGCCGACAATGGTTTCACGGTTCACAACCATACGATTATCAAGGGCAAAATCCGATAGTATTGCCATTCGTTCACAAAACATGAACACGTGCAAAATATGAACACGTTCAACTAACGCATCAAAAAAGTATCGTTAGCCGTTGATTGGCCGCGTTGTGAATCAAATTAGATACTACATTTGCAGCCTCTGTTTTCTTGTTCTGTTTGAAGCCCGTGTCATTGGTTTGGTACGGGTTTCTTATTTAGAATCATTCTAAATTACGGTTAAATCAAAAATTAATTTGGTACTTCGGAATTGTTGTGTACATTTGTAGGGTCGAAACAAACAAACGACACTAAACACTACCACGATGAACGCTCAAACCACACAAACAGTTAATTTTTACGAAGGTTCTTACCAGTTCGAAAGCATTACAACCGAACTGAATATCAATCCAAGTT